AGCGAGCGCGAGCGGAAGGCGGGGAGAATGCGGTGAGAGAAAAGCCGGACGACTATCTGGAGGCCCGTCGCGTCTTGAGCGGTCCGACCCGCAGCACGCGATTTTATGGCAATAACGGCCAATTCATCATTTGGCGCCGGACCAGGAAACTGTTGGTCCAGGCTAGTGATGGCGCAGGATGGGAGCATGTCAGCGTCAGCGTTCTGAACTCGAAGGCGAGCCCGTCCTGGGAGGATATGTGCTTCATCAAGAATCGCTTCTGGAAAGAGGATGAATGCGTCGTCCAGTACCATCCTCCGGTGGAGGATTACATCAATAATCTCGATAACTGCCTGCACCTCTGGCGGCCGGTCGACCAGGAAATCTTGAGGCCGCCTTCGAGCCTGGTGGGGCTGAAATGAGGGTCACAGAATCCGTCATACAGATTGCGTACTCCACAGGAGTTGCCATTTTGAGGTGAACGAATGACGAAAAAATATCGGTATATGATCGAAATCCAAATATCTCTTGAAAACATGGACACGCCGGCTCGCAGAGAGTATATAACCTTCGGAGCCACCAAAGAGGCCGCCGAAAAGCTGTCCTTATGGCTCGGCCAGGCTATCGAAGAGCAGGTGCTGATGCTCATAAGGGAGGCGGAGGAGCGAGTGGAAAAGCAGACTGTATCGATTGATCCGCCCGAGGATGGGATCAGGGAAGCGATCAGCGCTCTGGCAAAGCGCGCCGACCACAGCCCAAGGAGGCCAAATGAGCCAACCTAAAGCCGCAGACGCCCCGCGCCCTCTGCGCGAAATACTCTTGGAACGGGGGTGGCGCGAGGGACGGTTGCGCCCCGCGGCCATGAGTCCTGCTGCATCCTGGATCTGCAATTGCGTGTGGCCTGCTTATCGCGTGCATCATTTGGATGAGCTTTGTTGTTTTCGCTGTAAAACCGTGGAACCAATCAGAAAAGAGGAGGCTCAATGAGCCAACCTAGAACCCAATACCGCCGCGAATACTGGGTCTATCCCCCGGAAGCAACCGAGGCCAGGCGTCTTGAGATCGCCGCCAAAGCCGCCAAAGCCAGCATCACCTGCGGACCATCCTACGACGATGCAGGCATCGGCGAGCTGACAGACAAGACCGCCGTGCTCTGGGACATCCCGGACGACAGGCACGCCGAAATGATGGCCTGGTTTGCCACCTACTATCCGGGCACGAAAGTCCAGTTTCGCCCGATAAAGCCGCCAACCCTACCAGCGCCTAAACCATCTGGCCGGGCGAAACTAGGCCTGCATGCCAGCGCCAATGGTGGAGCCTTTCCAGATCGCGACTTCGGCGAATTCCATGAGCTACAGCCGGAAGTCATCAAGATAATGACGAATCACGACCTGGATTCAATCAGTCGGCTAATGTTCCAGCACCCGTGGATTAGTTGGATCGTCCGGGTGTTCTACAAAATCGACGGGCGAGAGATTACACCAGAGCGCTTTTTCCAAGAGACGGACCTCGACACGGCCCGGGTGCTGGCGACGCTGACGGCGCTGGCCAGGGCGCCGAAAGTCGTGGTCGAGCTGCACAATGAGCCGAACCTATGGAGCGAAGGCTTTGATAGCGCATGGAAAAGTGCCCTCGCTTTCAATGACTGGCACCTTCGGCTCCTGGAGCTCTATCGCAAGGCGCAGCCATATCATAAATTTATTTTCCCTGGCCTCAGTCCAGGCTCCAGCGTGCCGGATACCCGCATCAATCATCAGGCATTTGCTATCAGTTGCCGGCAGGCTATCGAAGCCTCTGACGGCATCGGCGTCCATACCTATTGGGCCGGCACGGAGATGGCGAAGGCGCTCTCTGTGGTCGATTGGTACATCGACCAGTTCCCCGGCAAACCTATCTACGTCACCGAGGCCAGTAACAATAAGCCCTGGAGCAACGATGAGAAGGCTGAGCAATACGCCGCCTTCTGGAGAGAGTTGCAGAAACGGCCTGCCGTCGAGGCCGTCACCTTCTTCGTGGCGTCAGGCGAATATCCTGATGAGGTGTGGACCGGTAATGACATCGGGCGAAAAGTGAGGAGTAAAATAGCATGAGACAATCTGACAAAGTGGTCGTGGTTAAGTATGGGCAGAGAATAAAATGGCACAAAGTCGCACTTCTGCGGCGCATACCGAAGGGGGTGACTTGGCGGCTTTTCGGCTTCATGATGCTTGCCCCTCGGCGAGCCTCTCCTCTGATGGCTGATAACTTAGGGATAGACATCCACATAGCTATTGACTACCGTGATATGCTATAATGGTCTTATGAGTAGCTCGCAATTTATTCGCGAGATAGAGCCAATCAGGTGAGCGGTTCCACGACTTCAACACCTAAAAAGAAGCCCAAATTCGACGACTGGTCTTCTCTCTTCCTGGAAGACCTGCGTCAATATGGCAATATCAAGCACGCGGCCGAACAAGCGGGTATCGATCGCAGCACGGCCTACAAAGCCCGCCATCGCAACAAGCGCTTTTCGACCGCCTGGGACGAAGCCATGGAAGATGCTACGGATCTGCTGGAAGGGGAGGCGCGCCGGCGAGGGTATGAGGGCACCGACCACCCAATCATCTACCAGGGAGAGATCACCGACACCTACAAAGAGTATAGCGACACGCTATTGATCTTCTTGCTGAAAGCTCACCGGCCGGAGAAGTTCCGCGACCGATATGACATTACCAGCGGTGGCGAACGCCTGGTACCGATCGCCATCCTGAACGTTGACCCAGAGGCGCTATGAGAGCGGTCGTCGCCATCACTGAGAAAGGATTCACACCCTACGGCGGCTGTTCGTCCTTTTGGTATAGCAAAGCGCCAGAGATCATTGTTTCCGGACCGTACGACACTGGCAAGACCCTCACGGCCCTGAATAAGCTCAACTACCTGATGTCAAAATATGCCGGCTCCCGGGGGCTCATGATTCGCAAGACCTATCAGAGCCTCGTCAACTCGGCGCTCGTGACCTTTGAAGAGAAGGTCCACAAGCGCCAGATTAGGAGTCCGGGATACCCAATCGACAAATACGGTGGGGAGAAGGCGGAGTGGTACGATTATCCCAATGGATCGCGCCTGGTTGTCGGAGGGATGGACAACCCCGGCAAGACACTATCATCCGAATTTGACTTCATCTACGTTAACCAGGCCGAGGAGCTAACTGAAGACGAGTGGCAGGCATTGACGCGAGCTGCTTCCGGCCGGGCCGGCCACGCTCCCTTTAACCAAGTCATGGGTGACTGCAACCCTGATGTGCCGGAGCATTGGATCCAATGCCGGCAGTCATTGACGCTATTTGAGTCTCGCCACGAAGATAACCCGGACCTTTATGACCAGGAAACGGGCGAGCTCATGGAGGGGGGCAAGGTGAGAATGCGGGCACTGGACAATCTGACCGGCGTCCGCAAGCAGCGCGGGCGTTATGGGTTGTGGGTCGGCCGGGAAGGCCAGGTCTATGAGTTTGATCCGGCCGTCCACTTGTTGGATCGCTTTGACATCCCTGGAACGTGGACGCGCTATCGAGCCGTAGACTTCGGTTTCACCAATCCTTTCGTTTGCCAATGGTGGGCCGAAGACCCAGATGGCCGTCTCTACCTGTATCGCGAAATCTACATGACCCAGCGCACGGTCACAACCCATGCCACACAGATCAAGGAATTCAAAGAACGCATTGAGGCCACGATTGCTGACCACGATGCAGAAGACAGGGCGACGCTGGCGGAGAATGGCATCAAGACGATCGCGGCAGACAAGCGTGTCAGCGTAGGCATCGAAAAAGTTCAAGAACGTCTCAAGCTGTCCGGCGATAAGAAGCCCAGGTTGTTTGTGCTGCGCGATTCTCTCGTCGAGCAGGATACCAGCTTGAGCGACTCGGAGGTCCGCAGGCCGTACAACATTGAAACAGAATTCCCAGGCTATGTCTGGCCGACGACAAAAGCCAAGCGGGCGGCCGATGAGCATCCTGTCAAGGCGGACGATCACAGCATGGATACTATGAGGTACATGATCATGCATTTGGACGGTCGTATCCAATACCCCAAACCCAAGGCGGTGAAATATGCCTGACGTACAACAATTGGTCAATCCACGGATCGGCAACGGCCGCATCGACGAGGTCCGGCTGGCGTTTCTGCGCTGGCTAGCGTCCGGCGACGCGCGCAAAGAATCCCTCATCCGCACCTATCGCGACTATTACGACGGAGAGCATGCTACCCAGCTGACTGCGCGTATGCGGGCCTTCCTGTCCATTGCCGCGAACATCGAATTCAACCTGAATTTCATGCCCATCCCGGTGGACGTGCTCAAGGAGCGCATGACGGTAGTTGGGTTCGATGCTGCCGCACCCCAGGGGGGCGAGGAGGGCATCTTCTGGCAGTGGTGGCAGGTCAACCGGATGGACGGGGTGCAAAAAGGCGTCCACCTGGCCAATTTCCGCGATGGCGACACATTTGTGATTGTCGGCTGGGACAATGAGCGCAACATGCCAACGTTCGACCACAACCTAGCTTACGACGGGACCAGCGGCGTGAGGGTGTTCTATCAGGAGGAAGATCGGCACCAGGTGGATTATGCCTTCAAGCTGTGGCGAATAGAGGAAGAAGATCTGGCCAATGCCGGCTACGGCCGCCGTCTGAACGTCTACACGGCCGATGCTATCTACAAATACCGCAGCGATAGCCGCTTCGCTGAAGGCGCCTGGGGGCCGGTGATCGAAACGGATGGGGCCGGGAACCAACTGCCGTGGCCCATCCCCTGGGTTGGCGAGGCCGGCCAGCCGCTAGGCGTGGCTGTGGTCCCGTTCCGCAACAACCCCTGCGGGTATACTGACGGTACCAGCGAGCTCCACGACCTGATCCCG